CGTTGGCGAAGGTATAGCCGGCCGACGCACCTGCCGCGCCGCCAGGCGCGATGGTGTAGGCCATGGTGCCGCTGAGAGTGACATTGTTGCGGCAGGCGAAGGCTCCGCCACCACCACCGCCGCCGCCGCCGGTGACGGCTTGGCCGCCGGCCCCAGCCCCGACAACGCATATGGTGTTGCTGCCGTTGTTCCAGTTGCTAGGCACGTTCCACGTGTTGGCCCCCGTCGCCCCCAGAACGATCGTCGTCGCCGCAGCGGAGTTGATGTTGGAGAAGTAGGTCCCGCGCTGCGCAACCTGGAATGTGCCGTTATCGATCGCCTGCTTGTAGGTCGGCACGTTACCGAGGTAGCTCGGGTCGATCGTTCCAGACGAACTCGACAGCGGGACGGTCGCTGACGACGACACGACAGACAGCGGCGCCGACGTCCGCGTCCATACCGCTGTCGAGGTTGTCCCCGTCGTCGTGCAGGTGAACATCTGCGAATCGACGGTATCCCACGCCATATCCGGCGGCGATTGGCCGACCGTCGCCGTGTAGCAGGCGAGGTTCCCGTTGGGATTCCCAGCAAAGGAAAAGATATTGGGGCTGGCTGGATTGCTGCCTGCCAGCACCACGCCGGGCTGGCCGAGAGCCAGGACAAGCGCGAGGAACGAGCGGAAGAAGCGGTTCACGGCGGAGTCCCCCTATGCGATCGTCATGGGCTGGGCAGGAGCCACCCACGCTCCGCCGCCCTGGCCGACCGCCAGTGCCGTGTCGAGGGCGTCGACGTACTGGGCCATCGCCTCGGCGAAGGCGGTGAAGGCCGCCGTGGTTGGGAAGACGTGGACGGCGCCGCCGCTGTCCCTCCACCCCCGCGAAGCCTGCCCGTTGGTGAAGGTGCCCTTGGTGGCGATGGCGTAGGGCGTCGGCATGGTGTCCGCCGCCGCCGGCACAGCCGCGAGAAGGAGGGCCGCCAGCCCCCATTGGACCATCGTGCGCATCCCCGTTCCTCCATCATCGCCATAGGACTATATTCCCCCTATACCACGACAGGGGCAATGCATCCATGATTGTGCGCCGTATCGGCCTGCTCGCCCTCTTTCTCACCCTCCTGGTGCCTCTGCTTATCACCCCAGGCCTGCAATGGCCGTTCATCACCGGGAAGGCGTTTTTCTTCCGCGCCATGGTCTGCGTCGCAGCGCTGGCGTCTTTCGCGTCTCCAGCTCCCCGGAACGGTCGGCCGCTCAATGCCCTGTTGACCGTGCTGTTGCCCGTGTCTCTGATCGCCGACATCGGCGCCGCAGATTTCAGACTCGCCCTGGCCGGAAATCTGGAGAGAATGGACGGGTTTACCGGCCTGCTGTCCCTGGCGCTGTATGCCATGGCGCTATCCCGCCTTCTCGTCACGCCAGCCCTGCGCCGCGGGTATCTGGCGGGATGGTGCGTGGTCAGCCTCGCCGTCGCGGCAGTGTCTTTCTTTCAGGTCACCCACATCACAGATCGTCCATGGTCAACGCTGGGGAACGCCGACTACCTCGGCGGATATCTGGCGCTGTCGGCCCTGCTCGCCGCTCACCTCGCCGGCCGCTGGAGAGCCTGGTGGGGAGTCTTCGCAATCGACGTCGCGGCCCTGCTCACCACCAACGTTCTCGCCCCGGCTGTCGGGTTGGCGGCGGGCCTGGTGGTGATCGGCTGGAGGCAGAACCGGAGGGCCTTGGTCGATGTCGTGGCAATTCTGCCGTTGCTCTGCGCCGGGGCTTACCAGGTTGATGCCGTCGCCCGCTCACCTTGGGTCGATCACGTCGCCCGCAAGCTGGCGGGCAGCGACCTGCGCCCGTTGATCTGGACGCGCACGCTCGACGCCATCGCCATGCGGCCGGTGCTCGGCTGGGGGCATGAGGGGTTGACCAAAGCGCCGACTGCTCTGGTGATCGAAACCGGCAAGCCGCTCGACCGTGCTCACAACCTGGTTTTGGATTGGCTGGTCGAGGCCGGCATCATCGGCCTGCTCGCCCACACCATCGTCATCCGGCGTATGTGGCAAGAAAATGAAGGCCAACCATGGCTTCTGGCGATGATCGCCGCATGGCTGGCCTTGGGGATGTTCAGCTTCGACACGCTGTCGGTGTCGATGCCGATTTACGCGATCATCGGGTTATCAGAATACCGGGATGTACTGGGCCGTACCGGTGTTGCTGCCGACGACCAGACACATCTTGGCGCCGGAGATTGAGCCGCAGCTCGAACCTGACGCAGTGAACTCGCTGGAGTTGGGAAACCAGATGGTGTTTCCGTTCGCACTGCCCGATCCCGGGATCATCAGCACATTGGCAACGGTGCCTGTGCCGGCCGGCGCCAAGTTGGAATTGATCGACTAGATCAGGGCGTTGATCATGGTGATCGGATCTGACGCCAAGCCCGCCGTACTGGCATAGGGGATCGTCGCGGCCTCGATCTGGGGGACGACGAGAGCGAACCCGAAGATGCCGGCGCAGAAAGCGGCCCCCGACACGAACTTCTTCAGCAAATTCTTCATAAGAACCTCCTCCGTGGGCTACGCGCGCCACCATTGGGTGCCAAGATACACGAAATCCTGAGAGTCGCCATTGCTGCGCAGTACGACGCCGGTCGAGCCGTTGGTCAGGTCGATCTGCGACCCGTCGACGGTGACCACAGTGCATGGGTAGGGCTGGAAGCCATAGGCGAGGGCCGAGCCATCCTTGACGGTCACCCATTGCTGTTGGGTCGGCAGAGGCGGCAACCTGTACGTGGTCGGAGACGCGCTGGTGTTGACGACGATCACCAGTCCGTCTGTCAGAGCAGCCCCCGACACGGGGCCGCCACCTGCCACAGACCGTCCGGGGCGAGTCAGTGGCGATAGCTGGATGTTGTTGACAAAGGCGACGATGGCGGCAAAGTTGGCCATGACCTGAGTGGCGTCCACCACGTTGCCGTTCTGCAAATTGAAGGGTAGGACGATGCCGGCCATGGTTCACCCCTGTTGCGCGGTCTGGTAGCCCAAGGGCTTGTAGGCCGCATAGACATTACCGAGGATCATTCCCGCCGTTGACGTCCCGGTCAATTGCAAGCTCATCTGCTTGAACTGGATCGGCTTCGACCAATATATCGGCCTCTGAACCACCTTTGGGGCTGTGCTCCCCCAAAATCCCTCCCCCCAGAGGAACGTCCCCCAGATGTAGAGCGACACGCCCGTGGCAGTGATCGTCGGTGTGTCGAGCACCGCCCCGATTTCGTTGCGCGCGGAGACCTGGATTGTCTGGGCGTTTTGCAGGCAGCACATCACCGTCGCCTGCACCATCACGTTCTCCGCCTCGGCGAATCCGTCGGGAAGCAAGGTTGTGGAGAATTCCCAGGTCAGGGCCAAGCCGTTCTCGACCAGGGAGTCTGCAGGCCCCGGCGTGGAATTGCTCTGCCATAGCTGCCCCGGAATGCCGTAGGGCGCGATGATGAAGCCGTTGCCGGCCGACCCTTGCCACGGTTGGATAAGGCTGGCGGGAAAGGTGTGAGCTCCGCTCCATACCTTGCGCGACAGGTGATACCAATATTCTTCGTGCGGCTGGTTCTGAGCGCCGCCGTTCTGAACCGAGGCCCGGTAGGTGTCGCCGTTGAAAGCGGCGCAAATGCGGCTGGGGAAAACCGCTTCGAGGAAGCCGAGGCTGACGCCCTGGCCGTCGGCGCCGATCGGCGGGGTGATATTCCCCCCCTGGTCGATCATCCGCAGTCCGTCAGATGCGACGAAGACGAGGCCCTTGTTGGTATTGACGATGGAATTCGGCGCGATGGTCCCCTGGCCGGTGCCGACGGAATTGACTGCGAGGGCGCCGGCCGAGCCCGCCGACGCAGAGAAGTCTCCGGTTATCATCACCATCTGCGATGCGCCCTGGAAGGCGATTAGCGTCTGGAGCACGCCGCCGGTGGTCTGGTAGACCGGCAGGCCACCGAAGGCCGTGTCGGGCAGCCCATTGCTGTTGGTCAGAGCCTGCCCGGCGTTGGTGATCTGGGTGGCATTGCCCGAGTCGCTGAACTGCCGCCCGTTGGCGACGGCAAACCAGGCCCGGCCGGTGAAGTTTTTCACTGCCACGGGGATCGACACCAGGGCATTGCCGTTGGTGTTGCCTGCCCCCCACTGCGGCGCAGCCGTCGTGCCGCCGTACACCGTCAAGATCACCCCTGCGTGGCTGCCCGTGGCTGCTGCCGACAGGGTGGCGGAGAGGCCATTGACCGCGATCGCCGTGATCGTGGTGCCGGCGGGGATGTCGCCGGCCGATGACGAAATCGCCATGCCGATGTTCCACCCAGCCTGAAGGGCGTTGAACGACAGGGACGTCAGCGCATTGGTGCCGTTGGTCGCGCCCGTGATCGAGGATGAGGTGAAGCCGGAGATATCGAGCCAGCCGAAAAAATTGCTGCCGCTGCTGAAGCCAGGGTGTGTAAACACCACGCGGTTTCCGACCACGTCACAGGTCGGCGGCACCCAGTCCCCGGCCGTCGACAGAGACGCCGGCAAATTGCCCGCCGTCACCCCGCTGATAGAGAGGAACGTGTTGGTGGCGATGTTGTAGGCGAAGGGCTGACTCCGGCTGGCGTAGGCGCCCGAGGCGATCAAGCCATAGGCGATGTTGCCGACCACCCTGAGACACTCGATTTCCCCTGGCGAGTTGAAGCCGGGGAAGGTGGTCAGGACGAAGGACGCTGGGCGCGGCACCCACATCTGCGGGTTGTTCGGCGCCGGGATCAGGTTGGACAGCGACTCCATGGCACCGGGAAACAGGTTGGTGCCGTCGACACCGTCCGTCAGCCCCTTCGGCCGCACCGAAATCGTCTTGAATCCGCGAATCGCCATGTCACCAGCCGACCACTTTGGTGTTCCGCAGGTTCGTGAAGTTGGAACCGAAGCGGCGGCGATCTAAAGTGACACGCTTCGAGCGCGTCTCGGGATTGTCAAGCATCGGCATTAGGCGCCTAAGGATACCCTGCGCCCCCATGTCGCCCTTGCCGAGAAATTCCGCCGCGCGAGGATCGTTGGCGATCTTCATTAGCTCGCCTGCCAGCCGCGTATAGAGATAGGTTGAAGAGGGGAACCACGGCTGCGCGGTCGACGTCTCGGGGGCGACCGTGGCTGCTGGCTGCGCCTTGTACCGGACATAGACGGTGTAGGTGCCGCTCGGCGGCGGGTAGACGAACAGGTTCGGCACGCCCCCCGTCCCCAGCGGCGCCATGTCGACCGCGTACCAGTAGGGATAGGACTGAACGCCGGCCTGCTGCACCGTCATGTCGAACTCAGCCAAGTCGAGAGCGATCAGGGGATAGGGGACGCCGAGGAGGGTCCAGAAGACATCCCCGGCATCCGCGCGCAAGAAGGTGGCAGGAAGGGGGTACGGCCCGCTGCCCGGCTGGAGCTGGGTGGACAGCGGGCCGCTCGCTGCGACCAACCCCGGATTGAAGTGGAAGCTGGTGAACCCCTCTGTGGCGTCGAAGTCATAAGTCTGGGCAACCTCTTCCAGGATGGCATTGAAAATCTGCCCGGCCTGCGCCGTAAATCCCTGGGTGTTCGCCATTTGACAGGCGAGGGTGACCAACTGCGTGAATGTCAGAACAGCAGCCACCCCGCACCTACCCTTCAGGTCAGCCGACGAGACTCCGTCGGCGGGTGATTTCCGTCGCCAGGCGAGCAATCTCCGCCTGGCGACGCTCGATCGAAATGGCGAGATTTTTCACCGCGGCATCGCGCTCAGCATCGGCCTTGTCGATCTCGGCCTTTATTTTGGCCTTTGCCTGGACGAACCGGTTGAGATTGGCAGCGACATGGCCGCGAGGCTCGAAAACGCCGTCGCGCCCGCTGGCGCGGAACTCCTCATAGGCGACAGCGTGCGTCGTGGTGTGTTGCGCCTCGATCTCGCTGTATTCCACCGCGCGCTCGGCCTGGCGCTTGACGTGGCTGGCCTCAACCACCTTGCGGTCCTCGTCGTACTGGGCGAGTTCCGACTCCATCTTGGTCAACTGCTCCTGAAGATCGGGCAGCTCGGCCTGGGCAGCTTGGCGCTCGGCCATCAGCACCAGGCCGTCGACCAGGCCGCTGCCGGCCGCGCCGATGTCCCCTTGGGGAAAGAAGGTCTGAAAGCGGACCTGCCCGCCGCCGGCCAGCGTCTTGATGACGTCGACGCCAACTGCTGCCGTCTGGATTGCGGCGCTCATGCTGCTGCTCCCTTCGGCAGGTTCGTCGACCCGCGCGGGCTGATTTTGGTCAGGTGCTGGCGACGGTAGGAGTCGGTCGGAACTTTGCCGTCGAACTCACGACGCTGGTGGTTCCAGCAATTCTGCTGCTGCTCCATCAGAGACGCGGCAACATGCCGCGGCATATCATAGGTGCGGCCGTGCCAGTAGGGCTGGCCGTTGACGGTGATGTTCGGGGCGAACTCGGGCAGGTCGATGGTGCAAGCGACGATCTCGTCCATTTCGTTGCCGACGATCATCCCATCGGAGTGCTTCAGCGCCTCCAGTTCCTGCTCCTCGACGGCCTTCAGCGCGTCTTTGCGGCGTTCTGCCGCGAGACGCGTGCGGGCTTTCTCGCGGGCCGCCAGCACCTCGTCGTTGGTCAGGATGGGGTGCAGGCGCTCCACCGGCGCCTCCGCGACAAGCTGGGAGTTCGCGGCAGCCGAGTCGTCGACGTCAGCGACCGGTGGAACAGGCTTTTTCGGGATCGGGATCGGGATAGACATTTGCGAACTCCGTTTCAGGTTCAGGAATGCGTCCAGGTGCCGGCCGTGATCGTCTGGCCGGCGTTGGTGCCCGTGGCAGCGGCCGACATGGTGATGGTCAGGCCGTTGCTGCTTATGGCCGTGATGGTGGTCGCGGCGGGGATGTCGTTCTGGGCAGCGGCCAGCACCATGCCGATGGTCCAGCCGGCCGTGATCGCGCTGGTGGTCACCGTCAGGGTTTTGCTGGTGGCAGTGGACCCGGTCAGAGTCAGAGTCTTCGGGAGAACGTTCCCGGACACCACGATCGGCCAGCCGCTGGGGTCGACCATGATCCAGTCGCCCGGCAGCAGCTTGATCTTCCCACGCCCGCCCGGCAGGGTCAGAACTCCTGCTCCGACGTCGAGCCCGCTCAGGGAGGTGCTATTCGACCGGATGTTGCCCTGGTCATTGACGATAGCCAGGGCGATGGTGGCGAGGTCGGCCGCAGACGCCCCCGAGCCATAGCCGGGGAGGTATTGGAGGGCGTTGGTGTAGCTGTTGGTTGCCGCGGTGCCCGCCGTCTTGATGTTGCTCATAATCAACCGCCGCCGCTGGCGAAGCCCTGGATTTGGGCGAGATTCGCATTGAGCAGCGCAGCCATGTTGGTGCCGAACGTGGCGCAGGCCGTGGTGATGTTGGCAGACGTCGGCGCGTCAGCCCCAGGCACCGCGACGGCATTGCCGGGCACCAGCAAGGTCGACGCCTGGATCTGCTGCGCCGAGGCAACGGACATCGGGCCGCAACCGTCACCCACCCACTTGAGTCGGACTTCCCCGTCGAGGACATACATTTCAGTTCTCCAATCCAAGAATTTCGGACAGGGGAGGGTGCCCCCCCCCCTACCGGGTTCAGCCGAAGGTCGCTGTGTAAGCGGACACGCTCTCGATCCGCGCCATGAACTGGACGTTGAGGAGAATCGTTCCGTAGAAGGTTTTCCAGCCGATGATGCGCTGCTGATTGAGCGGATCGCTCTTGTCCGCGTCCTTCAGGTACGACCACTCGACGTCCTTCAGCTTGACCTGGCCGTAAGCGCCGCGGCCGATAACGTAGGTCGGATACACGGTCAGACCCGTGGCGGGGCTGGCGGGCGGGGTCTGCGCCATGCCGGTGCCAGTGATCGTCACCGCCGTATTCGGCGGGATTTGCGTCGCCTGGCCGGCGAGCGGGCCGTTGACGGGGCCCGATGCGCACAGGCCGAGATTGGTCGGGCTGTTGGTGGTGCCGACGTAGATGTTGAAGGTGTAGCCGACCGTGTTGGGCGTGGTGACGGTGATGCCGCCGTTGGCCGCGTTCATGACGATCGCGGCCGGCGCGGCGCCGCCGTAAATCCTGCTCTCGTACTGGTTCTGCGTGTCGACGCCGGTAACCAGGATGTATTGGCTCGCCGCGCTGAA